CTAAGAACGTCATAACCTCATTCCATACAGCATTTTTCTGTGTATTCAATTTATCAACAACATACGGTGCATCTGTTTTATGAACTTTTAATGATTCTGGGTCAAATGCTTTATTCACCATAATAACAGGGGAATTTCCGTCATATTTGTTGTAAATATTTTTCATAGAAAATTGATTATTATCATCAGCCGTTAAAAGAACAGGAGTTTTTTGTGCATTTTGGTTAATTCGTATAATCTCCTTCAATTCAGCTAAATCTTTTGCGAACATATTCAGACTTGGAATCGTAGGAACTAATAAATCATTATTGAAAATAACAATACCTTGGTTTTCTTGGTGTGTTGTAAAACTACCATCATCATGGAATTGTTTAAATTCGCCTTTTGTATCACCATAATAATAGATAGGGAAATCAGCACTATATTTTGGTGCTTTTGCGTGGAAACGTGTAGGCATTAAATAATTGTTTACTTCACCACTTAACGCACCTTGAATGGCTACATAATCAATATTTGGGTCTTTGTAAAACCCAACATAACCATAAGTATGTAAACTCATTTCAAGATAACGTTCATCAATCGTTTCTGGTAAACCTTCCCATTTAAATAATTGGAAGGCTAGAAAATTAAGATATTTATAGTAATGATGGTAATAACTATTTCCCACATGGTTTTCAATCATATTAGGATTTAAAAAGTCACTTCTGTTTATCATTGTCTGCATCATATCACCTCATTACTCAATGAATAGTTTCCTACATCAGTTGTATGCCAAAGTGTAATCCCATTATCAAAGACGGCTTTTAATTCGTTTAAATCTTCATTATTAAAGTCACCAACAATGTTGCATGATGTAGTTTGTACATAATTCCAATTTTCTCTAGTATGGAAATTAGGTATTTTAACTTCATTCACTTTATACCCAAACATATTAAAGAAGTGTTCTAACTTTTTACGGTATTCTGGTTTCAATGTTTTCTTAATGAAGGTAACGCCATCATAACGATGGCCATAATCATAAGCTGTATTTGAACCTTGTTTTGCAATTTGGTTTGGCATATTCGAAATATCTTGTTGTTTAGCTTCTAAAGATTGTAATTGTAACACGGTATTTCCTGCACCTTTAACAATGTCAGTAACACCACCAATTGCATTTGTAGCCATACTTACAGGATTTTTACTACCTGCAATACTTCCAGCTGCACCGACACCACTTTGTACCATTCCCATTGCACCGTTAAACATAATAGAATTCTTTTGATTCTCAATACTATTTTTATTCCCTTGTAAGTACGCTGCCAAAAGGTCGGTAATAACTGGTATATCTTGTGGGTTACTATCAATAATTGCATATTGGTTATCTTGATGGTTCGTCATGCTCGCCTTATCATTGTATTTCTGTACACCATAAGAAACTTTATTACTCGTTCCAATTGAACCCTTCATATTTAAAAGAAGATTAGAACCTTGAATATTCTCTATTTTGTAATCTGTACGATTCCCTTTAAAATCATCTAATGTTAAAACAGTGTAGGGATACATATACAATTTACTTTCCTTGTAACTTGGAAGGTTTGCATATTTATCACCTAAATCAAAGGTTTCTGTTTTATAACGTTTTAATTCTTTCACATATAAACATGCGATTTTATCGCCAATTTCAGCACCTTCAAACTTTTGGTCTGTTTCAGTGAATGTAATTCGTGTGAATGATTCACCACCACCGCTAATTGTAAAAGGACAACCTATAGAATTCGTTAGATAGATAGAAGAAATATTGCCAGTCGCTTTTTCATCTTCATAAATTTTACTGAATAATTTTTCTGGTTCACTCATTGGAATTTCTTCACCATCACCGTTAATCCATACTAAGCCTTCGCCATCTAAAAAGATGGGAAGGACATAATATGATAATGGTTGTGCGATACCGTTATAAGAAGCAATATGTTTATCTTTACTTGTACCATGCAATTGCTGTTTTGCTGTAATAACAATGAATTTAACTCCATTATTAGGTACATAGTGATTTACATGAACGTCGTCATATTCTAACCCATAATTTAAACCCTCATCAACGGTATTAATAACTGGTGTACCGTCTGCATTCCATAAAGGACAGTGTTCACGAACAACAAAAGACGGTTTAAACGTAAAATCTTTCAACCATGTTTGATATACATCTAATTCGAAATATACATAGGTTACATTCTGATTTTTTCTTTCTAACTTTGTTACAAAGGCATAAAACCACTTGCTATTATAGTGTTGGTTTTGAAACATCAAATAATTGGTTTCTAGTAATTTATCAATTGGAGCATTTGCGGAAATATACCCTTTTCCTTCATCCCTAACAAAGACAGCATCACCCATACTATGTACGATTTTACGATTGATGAAGTAATTATATTGTGAAGTCGTATCATCGAATCTTATTGTATTTTTATAGTCATTTGAAAACGGTACACCTGTTAAAAATTTTATATTTGAACCGCTTAACGGTAAAGTTGCCATGAAATCACCTTCCTTTCTCTAATTATTTAATTAAGCTGTTACTGTAACAGTAGCTGTATCACTATAAACAGTACCATTTACAGTACCTTCATACTTAACAGTTAATGATGTTGCTGTTTCGCTAGCCGCAACTGTTAATAAACCACTTGAAGTAATTGTAGTTCCTGCAATACCACCAGTAACAGTATATTTAGGTGATGTTTCAGAACCATTAAGTACAGCCCCGACAAATTGTTGTGTCATTCCTTTTTTAACTGTAGCCGTTTTTGGTGTAATTGTAGCTACTGGTGCAGGCGGAACTGGTGCATCTTCAGTAGTAAATACAACTGCATTCTCCATTGTTGAACAAGATAATAATTGCCACGTATGGTAGAAATAGTTGAAATACAAACCTTTTGGGTTATAGATAGAATTCATCTTTTGGTTCGTGTCATAAACCATAAACCAGTTTTCATCGACTAATACAGCTTGGATTGCAGGGTTTTCGAATTCATCAATTACTGTAACATGTCCCATGAAGTCAGTACGATTCATGTTAAATGCAACTGCTAACACATCAACATCCAATTCTGCTTCCACTTCTGCTGTAATAAATAAATGTAATCCGTTCATATCAGATTTTGTGTGAACACCTGCGGCGTTGTATTTACGGCTTCCCATAGGAAGAGATAAACGACGTGCCGTTGAACGAATTTTCTTGACGAATGCTCGTGTCTTATCAGTTGTATCCGGTACTTCCACTTTTACAGGGAAGAATAAACCATTTTTGTAGTAACTATCAATCAGACCACGCATATAAAGATACTCATCTAGTTCAGCACTATTATAAATAGCTTCGATAATGCTAGATAAGAAGTTTTGGAAAGTTGTAGCTGAAGTGAAAGCCGCTTTTAGTTGGTCTTCACCAATTGTTTGTTCATAGAAATCTTGACGATTACGTTGATGGAAGAATACTTTTACATCAGGAATTTCACGTTTCCATACAGTCGATTCACTATCCTGTGGGTCGTAACGTTTTCCTTTCGTAATATCTGTATATACCTCTTCAATGGTATACCCATAAGGCATCATACCTCTTTTAAATTTTGCAAGTGGGTTATTAAGTGTTTTATGTTTAATTACCACTAAAGAAATACGGTCAATTAAAGCCGTAACGAATTCATTTTGATGAGATAGTAAAGAGTTAATCCCAATACCTACCTCACTAATGTTTCTATCTGTTGCAATGGGAACAGAACTTTTAAAATTTGCTGATGCGCTGTTACGAATCGCATTTAAAATATCTGTATACGATTGTGCGCCTGTCATTGCATTTAAGTAATCTTGACTTGATACAGTTGCCATGTTTTTATCCTCCTAGTAGGTCATTTAGTGTGATTGTTTCAGAACGTTCCTTTTCAACTTCTTTTTCTTTTTCTTTCTTAGAAGCATTTTGGAAACCAACTTTAGAGAAGAGGTCACCATTTGCAACTACTAATTCCTCAATACGTTCTTTATTCTTCGCAATTAAAACTTCATTGTCTTGTACTGTTTTATCTTTTGCGCTAACAAATTCTAAAATATCTTGTCCAAGTTTTGACCTAACATCTTGAGTAGTTTCTGGGTTGTTTACTTCATTCATAGAATTTCTGAATTCTTCCATATTTGTAATAGCCATGTTGTCACCTCTTTTCTAGTTTGTTCTGAATGCTACCATAACTGGTAACAAAATCTATCATAATATATTATGAGAAAAATTACAAGTTCTTTTGACCATAAAATTTTCAAGTTCTTTTGACCTTAACCAAAAAATGTGGAAACGAACGGTTACAATCGTATAAGAAGGAGTGAACACATAATAGAAGTTTCTCATTCTGTTTTGTGTTTGCGACTGATTACTAGGTTGTGTGAGTTGTAACTAGCCTTCGAAACATTTCAAGGTCTTATGACCTTATAATAATTAAAGTTCTTTTTTCTCTTATAATAGAAGAAACTCGTCTTTTTCTCTTTTTACTCATCTTTTAATCACTTTCTTTTATTATTTTTAAATTTCTTCATTTTTAGGGTTTACAAATTAATCATTTTCCTGTAATATAAATCTTGTAAGAAACAAACAAACAAAATTAATTCGAAAAGAGGAAAATAAAATGGCTAAATTTATTACACGTACAATCGTAACAACTGAAATCACTGTTGCTGAATTTGAAATGGGTTCAACAGAATTACATCCTTTAGAAAAAATTGTTTTAGATGGTAAAGTTGCCGAAGAAAAAGCAATTAAAGTTGTTCAAAAAGAATACAAAGGTCAACAAGTTGTTATCGTTGATATTCAAACTATAGAACGCAAATTCAAAGTTTCATATGAAGATTTCATGCACATTGCTGAAGAAGTAGTGGAAGGCGAAGAAGTCGAAGATATGGAAGTTCAATCTGATACAGATGCATTAATTGAAAAACATTCAGCTCAAGAAGTTCTTTAATCTTTAAATCTTTTGCGGGAAAGAAAAGGGTTCAGCCCGTGATAAGCACAAGGTGCGTATCTAGGGCAGAACAGAAAGACACTTATAAAAGGAAATGTCATAGATTCTTTTTATAACTTATACTTAGAGACACGAAATTCAATACATTTAAACATAAAAGACTTAAAAACGGAAACCCATTATAATAGAAGGTTCTTACAAACCTAGTTAAAACCTTTTAACAAATAATACGTTTCATGATTTCTTGACAGGTGTTAAAGTCATTAAAACACAAAACATATTACTGGTGATTGCTGTTACTGTTCATTGGAAGGAAAACCAAACAAACCCGTTATGTTTAGTATAACGTTAAAATGTGAAAAGACTAAACCACTCAAGGAAAAGAGTGAAACCCGTCAAGGAAAATAACGTTAACAACCCAACTCGATAATAGTTGTAAAAACCGCTGAAGGAAAACAGATAAACCCGTTGAACACCTTGCAACGTTAAACAACAAGAACTTGACAAGGAAAAGTCTGTAAAACCAGTGTTAGCTAGATGGAACTATTTAAAGGTATAGTTCTGCTATAACTATGACACGTAAAATACAAAAGCCGTTTGGTGGTACGTTAAACCACCACAAATACATAAAATAAAATGGAAAAACATTTTGTTTGCTTGAACACTTAGTGATTCCCTTAAGGAGAACTTAGTGTGAAAGTACTAGGGGATTACAGACCGTTACGAAAGTTACGGAATGTTGACCGTAGAGTTCACTTGACTGATGGAAAGACATCAAAATAAAGTTTGTTTTCGTAATCAAGGAAAAGATTTAAAAACCAAAAAACAAAAACTTATAAAAGAAAAGTGAGGTGAAAGCCTCTTATCTTTAAATAAGTTCTACATCGAAAATTTTGTAGTTAAGATTCTAATTTGTATACGTCAATCAATCAATCACATTTAAGAGATATGTACAGGTAAAAATAACTTAATCTATTTCCTAACATAACGCCTGTACATACTTTCTTAGATGCACCTAACATAAGATAACATATCAGTCAAAACACCTCCTTATGTTTTAATGTACCTAGTCACGTTGGGTGTATCTAAGAGGGACAACCTCTAATAAAATAACTTATATAAAGGTGGAAAATAACATGAATTCAGTAAATTTAGTAGGACGTTTAGTAAATTCAGTAGACTTAAGATACACACAAGCAGGTAAAGCGGTATGTAGTGGTACAATTGCGGTGAATCGTAAATATACGAATGCTCAAGGTCAACGTGATACTGATTTTATTCGTTTTACAATTTGGGGTAAACAAGCTGAAAATACAGCAAACTATACTGGAAAAGGTTCATTAGTTGCACTTGATGGTGAAATTAACACTGGTTCATATGAAAAAGATGGACAAAAAGTGTTTACAACTGAAGTCGGTGTACACGGTGTTACTTTCTTAGATATGAAGAAAGAACAAGAATCGAAACAAGCGTAAAAGCGAAATGCAAAACCGAACGTTTAGAAATGTAAACGATTGAATGAATCGTTAAAGATGGTTTGTATCTTTAAAAGATTTGTGAAAGAGTTCTAATTTCTGTGAGGTGTAGCAAGACAAAATAATAAATACAAGTGAATAGAGAATCCTTTCATAAGGGTTCTCTTTTTAATTACAATAATATACATAGTA